TCACCTATTCAGATTCGTTTTCGTCCTCGGCATCAACACGATCTTGCTGTACTTCTTCGATCGCTGCAAGGAATGTTTTACGAGCCTGACCAGCGCGTTCCATAACCGCTAGTTGTGTGAGAGCTTCGTCAGACAGTTCTGGCATTTCAGCGGTGGCTTCGACGACACTCATGCTGACGATCGTTTCACACATCTGCATTTCGAGATCGAGATCTTCTTCGACCTTGAGCTTGTCGTCTTCACTCGGCTCGTCAGGGATCTCTTCGAGTACCGGTTCCGGCTCTGGCACAGGGTCGGCCATGGCTTCGCCTGCTGGCGTATATTCCCTGATCGCGAGCAACATGGCGAGATCCGCCTCGTCCTCGACTTCACAGACGTGAGCGTCACCGTGTCCCTCTTGTGGACGGAACCAGTATTTGCCATTCGGCATGTTGATGTTGGAGCCGACGCCGTTACGCGTGCGTCTGATGTGCAGTTCTACTAGCATGTTCTATCCCCAGTTGAAAAAACGATGGGGGCGAGATGCCCCCACCAATTCCACAAACCAATCACCCGAAGAGGATTGATTAAGTTTCGAACTGCGCGCCGAGTTCGGGACGCGTGACCAGCGTGGCGTGGATGTCGCCAACCAGTCCCGTTGCAGCCACAACATCAACATCTACGATGATGAAACGATCGTAGTTCGTGACCGGGAAGTCCCAGACAATTTTGTTCTCGTACCGATTGTCGCCAACGGCCTGAACCGACTGAGCAGCGGCAAACAACGTCGCGTCAGTCGTGTCAGCTGGATCTTGGACAGTGTCTTCGACACCGACATCGATCGTACCGGTTGCGCCCATGTCCAGATCTTCGGTGATCAGGTGCAACGTCACGATGCGATGCTGGGCAGGCAGCTTCAGCAACCGGATTCGTGTTGCCACGTCTTCCGAGTCTGTCGCCGCGAGCGTGATGCGGGTCTGTTGGGTTACCGTCTGACCAGCTTGCGCTGACGCAATAGCCGGACCAGAGTTTCCACCCATGACTGTTTCTAATGCAGGCATAAATCTCTCCTAAGTGGGCATCTCTTTTCAGCCCTGTAAGTTACTAGCCTGGATCAGCCGAATAGGTGTCCAGTACGATGATACCGAAGTCCTTTGCAGTGCCCTCGATAGTGAAACGGGTTTTCTTCAATCCGAAGATCGAAGACGTGCTGATCACCAGCTGGTTGCCGTTGTCACGAGTTTCCTCGTGCCAGTTGAACCGCAAGCCAGTACCCGGCGAACCGAAGGCTACGACTGCAGCCTGCGCACCTAAGAACAATGCGCGTGCAGCTGGCTCGGCACCACCGGCACCTGCATTCGTGAAGCGAATAATTCCCTTATGCGAGTGCATCACAACGCTGTTATGCATGCCAAGGGAGCCTTTGAAAATCGGAGACTTCCTGCCTTCAGCAGCAGCGGCAGCTTTCTGGATTTCAAGCCAGTTGCTTGCGCCTGTCGCGGTTCTGAGATCAAACGCCTGCCACGGTGACATGAGCAGAACGTAATGCTCCTCGCCGTCGATCATGATCGGCTGGATCTGTGGCGTGCCTTGCGTGCCACCACCCATCATCACGGCTTTCGTGATGGCGCGGTCAACTTCGACCGTAGTGATCTGATCGTCGTTCGAGATCGTTGCGAAACTCGTGGCATCACCACCGAACATCTGATGCTCGGCATCCGGCACCTGGATTGCGTTGTTACTGAACCCAGTGTAGGACAGCGGGAAGATGTACTCGGTGTTCGCGCCACGCGAACCGGAAAGGTAAATGAAGAAAAGTTCGTCGAAGATCCTGCCCCACCACTCGGCTTGTCTGGCACGCGCAACACGACGAAGGTCGTGAATAGTTCTTTTGCGTGTCATCCGTCCGCCGCTGTTCACTCCGCCGCGCATCTGATCTATAAAAACGGCGTCCGTGTAGAACTTGAGATCTTCTTCAGTTCCTTCCTGGACATCGTCGCCTTCGATCGGCTGTTGACGAAGCTGCATAGACAGGTCGAACGTAATTTGTTCGCCAGCGTCAGATTCGAGTTGGGGAAGCATCTGAATGGGCATGCCGGATTCCGGCCCGACACCCATAAATTTCTTGTTGAAATACGATACTCGTGCTGTATCGACCGCCAGGAATGCGGAAAACCGCTTGACGGCCTTGGCGTCGTTAAGACCGATGATAGTCTGGGCCATGGCGTGAAAACCTCCAACGTGGTTGGTAAGTCGTCACTCTTGCGACGATCAAAATATGAGCGTCAAGCGCCCTATCTCGCGACTATAACACCATCCGGGGGTAAAACTTCAACCCCAACATCTTCCGGCGCGTCGATCGCGAGACGGGCGTACTTGTTGCCGCGCTTGAAAATGAGCTTTACCGAGACCTTTTGCGAGGCGTCACCATTGGTGAACTTGAGCTTGTGGTTGGTTTTCAGATCAACCTCCAAGCGGCCCCCGCGTTCCAGGTCGCGGTACAGCGTCATTGTCAATAGTTCCTTGAATCCAGGTACTGATCCGCTTTTGCCTTCGGCATTTTCGCCAGTGCCGCTTCGAGATCCATGCCTTCCAATTTATCGATCTGCGCGAATTCGTCGACAGACTCCTCTGTCTCTGCAGCTGCCGGAACATTCGCCAATGTTTTCGGTGGCGGATCTTGCGGCGTCTTTTTGTGTTCGTCCTGGATCTGCTCCGTGCGCTTGACCTCCTCGTCTTTTTCGCCTTCGTCAGCAGGTACTTTTGCCGCGTCCATGTTGAACGCTTCACGTACCTTGCCAGCGGCTTCACGCAAGAACCAACGATAAGATTTACCGCTGTTCTCTTCGTCGGCATACAAGTCTTCAAGACCACCGCGCAATGCGCCATAGACAACAGGATTTTTGAACTCTTCATTTTCTTCAACGAAGCGTTCGACTTCCCAGTTCCAGTGTTGGTCCGCCATGAGTTCGTTGTTACCGGCAACGAATTCGGCTTCACGCTTTTGCGCCGCAAGCTCCGACAACTTCGTTGTCAGGTCACGATTTTGCTTGGCGTGCGCAGCGTAATCGATAGTGCCTTCTGCAAGTTCTGCGTCGAGTGCTTCGACAGCATCGTTAGCTTCTTTCAGCTGATCCTCGTAGTCTTCCGGTATCCCGCGTGCCGCTAATTGCGCACGAAAGGAATCTACACCGGTAGGGGGAGGTGCTGCGGACTCGTCCTCACCATCCTCTGAAGGTTTGGCCGCTGCAGCTGCGTCATCCGTGCTTGCGGATGCATCCGCTGCAGCCGCCTCCCCGTCGTCTTTGTCGCCATCGGTGACCTTGTCATCGGCAACGGCATCAACTTTCTTATCCCCGTCTTTAAGGTCGGCGACGGCACCCGCTTTCTTGTCGTCGGATGCCTGGGGAAGAACCTCCGACTTCTCGTCAGCTGCGGCACCGTCACCGTCTGTCTTGTCGGTAGCGGACTTCGATTCTGACTTTTCGCCGGACTCCTCCGTTTCTTCCTCTTGCAATGCAGCTATCTCTTCGGGTCCGAGACCTGCTGCTGCCATACTCTCTTCTGTTTCTACATGCTTCGTCATATCGTCACTCCTGCGACTTCGAACGATTAAGTAATCGCGTCACCACCATCTGGCGGCGGACGTTCCGGGGGTTGGAATGGCACCACAGACCCGCTTGCGTTTGGATCTACGACACCACTCTCTTCTTTGAAACTGGCAAAAAGTTCGTCTACCGCTGCAGCGAGTTGCGGATTGGCGGCAAGCGCCTCGGCAATCTCTGTTGCGGATTTCATTGCATTGGCTTCTGCTACGGCAGCATCGGACGTAGTCTTCGCGGCTCTGGTTTCCTTCGTTGCGATTTCGGCTTCCTGGTCACGAACATCGCGATCGGCGTCTTCCGCTTTCTGCTCATCGCGCTCTTTACGCTTGTCCTCTGCATCAGGTGCATCAGGATCGATTTGTCCATTCAACTCACGGATGCGTCGAACCATTTCGTCGCGGTTCGGATGATCGCTGAGATCCAATACCATGTCGAGCAGAGCCAGCTGAACTTCTGGTTCGAGTTGGCCCATGAGATTCATCATTGACTCGAACATAGCGAGCCTGACGGTCTCGTTGAAATTCTGCGTGTCGACAATAAAGTCGGCTTTCGCACGAGTGATGTCGTTTTCGATCTGCACATTGCCGTCGCCATCCTGACCGGGCATGTTCACGTTCATGAACTCTTGCTGACCGCGATCTCCCGTAATACGGAACACCTTTGGTTCGGTGTAATACTGCTCGATCAGTGACAGCTTCTTCTCGCCATGCAGCTGTATGGCATAGCGAAGGTTATCGAAAAGGTCGGCAGTGACGACGGAACCCTGCGTCTGTCGCAAATTGATCGCCCGACCGGAGCTTGCATTCGTGACTTCGCCACGATTCTCCTCCGTCACTCCCGACGTAGACTCAAGGAACTGAATGTCGTGGATCATTAACGCGACGTGTTCTTTTGCAAGAGCAGTCTCGTTTGAGATCTCGAAATCCGACCCCCGTTGTTTCTTGATGATGCCGTCCGGTCTGGCTACCTGCTCCTCGACTTCATCCCAATCTTCGACAGCATCGTCGTCCGCGATGACACGGTTAGTCGACAAGATCCACAACGCTTTCGACCTGCGCTTATTCAGATCTTCCTGCGGATCTCGCATGTTGCGAATAACGCCATACGGCTGTCCATCGCGATCGCGTTTGAATGCCCAGATCGGCGTGAACGCAAACCGGTCATGCCGATAAGGGGATGCCACGTCTTGAAGCATTCCCTTATTGCAAAAGATGGCAACCCGAACTTTCATTTTTACTGCGTCGTAAACACTGGCGTGCCCGTCATCGAGCAGTCCCTGCACTGACGCCGAACGCGGCCCCTTTATTTCGTCGCCGTTCATCCGCATGAGTTGATTGCGGAAGATCGGATTCATGAGAGGGCTGACTCTGGTGCGCAGCATCGAGATGTTTTCTGGCACTCTGTACCAGCACTCGATCAAGCGCACACGCTTACGACGGATTCCAATATGGAAGCTGTCGCTGAACATCGCTCGCCCAGATGCAATTGTCGATGACCCTGGTGTGAACGCGTGGTAGAGACCCGTGAAGCCCAAGTCATCGTCTTCACTGAATGAAAACAACTGGTGCGACACAGACGACTGACGGATGACTTCCTGACGATCCGGGAACATCGTCATCGCGATGTCTTCGTCAACCCACTTGGCACGGAACAGGAACCTGGAGTCGCTGTTGTCCGGCTCTTTAGCCAGGGGATCGTTCCACATGTTGCGCCAGGATTCCCAGCGGTCGAATACAGGCTCCTGGGTAGGATCTGATCGGATGCCTGTCTCAAGCCAACCGACACCTACCTTGACCGCATCCGCGAATGCCATCGACCTGGAATACGCAGCATGGTTTACGTCGTCGGTGTACTTCAGTAATTTGGTTTTGGTCTGTGCCGGTCTCTCGTCTTCTTTCTCACGACCGTGGACCTTGAAATCAACTCTGGTCCGACGCTCGGTGCCTAGAATCCACCTGATGTGTTGCTGTATCTGATTAAAAACCAGTGGCGCTTGACCGCGCTCACGGAGGACTTCGGCGTCATCGTCGCGCCACCTGTAGCCCTCCTGCTCGGTAGAGGACAGGGTGAGATCGGCTTCGACTTCAGAAAGGGGGAAGCCGATGGCCCACAGGCGAATCGCGAAGGTGCCCCCACCTTGG